GTATTATTTTATTGGTATCCATGATTGAATGGACTACCTTAAAGACTTTATAATACGATTTTAACCCTTCTATGTATATGAACTCACCCTCAATTGGCTTCATATTAGACTTATACCTAAAGACTTCATTCCAATCTCTATCTAATAATATTATTTTAGTTTTAGTTTTAAACATGATTAAATTTACTATTTTTTATTTAAAAAGCAATATTTTATTTATTATTTTACCTTATACCATATATTTATAGTAAAACAAAAGATATGGGATGCGGATGCAAAAAGAAAAAAAGTGGTACAACTACCACAAAAGTAAAGACTAACAAAACTAATAATCGTGTTAAACCTGCTGTAACAGTTAGGACAATAAGAACAGAGAATCAATAGATGTTAATCTAATTACTTAAAACAAGAAAAGCCATAATTTAAATTATGGCTTTTTTAGTTGTGGAGGTGGTGGGATTCGAACCCACGTCCCAAAAACGAATCAAAATCCGTCTACATGTTTAGGTATGTTTAATGATTCATCCAAACAGGTTAAGGTTTCTAATCCCTTCCAAAAGTTTTGCACTTTAACGTTAAGTACTATCCGATTATTTTACTGTTTAATATCAGGTTCTTGGTGGATTACCACCATTTGCTGTAATTAGGCTACAGCTACCTCTCCAGCAAAGCTCCTAGAAGCTGTTGCAAAGAAATTTTCTTCTACGTTTAAAATGTCGCCATTTAAAAGTTTTGATAGAGTATTTAAGTGTTTCCAATCTAACACTACATGCTGTATCTCTCAGTCTATCTCTGGTCAAATCCAGTCACCCCCATTATGTTAAAGAACTTGTTTATTATAAGTATGTAGAAAAAAATGTAAATACTTTATTAACTTTGACCCTACTAATAACGTAGGGCCTTAGTTAAAATTACTACTCTCCTATTATTTCATCCACTAATCCATACTCTTTAGCCTCTTCCGAGTCTAACCATAGGTCTCTGACTGCATCATTTTTAACAATCTCTTCAGTTTTACCTGAATACTTACCTAATAATTTAAATAACCTATCATTAAGTCTTTGAGATAATTTATATGATATTTCAATATCTTGAATGTTACCTTGATATCCAGATGATACTTGGTGTATCATAACAAAGCTATTTGGTAAAGCTAGTCTTTTACCCTTAGCCCCAGCGCCTAATAATACTGAACCCATTGAAGCGCATAAACCGTTGTTAATCGTCTTAATGTCAGGTTTAACAAGCTCTATTGTATCAATCATTGATAGGCCATTTAAGACGGACCCGCCTGGTGAGTCAATGTACATCGTGATATCTTCTGAGCTTACACTAGCTAAGTAAAGAATTTGTGCTTTAACCACATCACTCATATATTGATTTACTTCACCAGATACCCATAAGATTCTTTCTCTCATCATCCTAGAGAATATATCCATTTGAGTTACCCTCATCTCTCTTTCTTCTAAGATGTATGGTGTCATTGAGTCCATTGGTAATCCCTTTGCTGTAGCATAGCTTTTAAGGTATTCTTCGAACTGGCTAGATGATACGTTGAATTTATCTTTTGCGTACTTTTTAAAATCTTTCGATAGGTTCTCCATATTATCCCTCTGCGTTTTTATCGTTCTTTGCTTTGTCGTATAAACTTTTTATAGACTCTTCCAGTACTTCAAAATTATCCCATCCACGCTTATCAATGAATGATTTGTACACCTTATCACGAGGGCTAACAACTAACTTGTCATTCTCGTAATCATAATGTACCCCAGCTAATGCTTCTTCAATAGCTAAAGCTCTATGCATAGGGTCTAGGCCGTCAAAGATAACTTCATTAACAATTACTTTCATATCGTAACCATAAGCGAACTTGTTAGCATCAGTTTCTTTTTTGACTGAGAATAAAGTCTTTTGCTCATCATTAACAATCACTTTGGTATTAATTTGACTATCCAAGTTGTTGCTTATAATGAAATTCATAATCTCATCGTGCGTTTCATTTGATGGTTCTGTCCATTTTGCCATAGTATCTTCTTTTTATTAATTTATTTATAGAACAAATAAACGAGTTATTTAAGTTATAAACAAGCTATTGTTCAGGTTTTTTTAATTCTTCTAATAATTCTCTTTCTTTCTCTGATACTTCAGTAGGCATATACAATTCTACGTTTAAGTATTGGTCACCTCTGATGTTACTATTCTTATTCTTTAACCCTTTACCTTTAACTTTTAAAGTTTTGTTTATATCAGTGCTTTCACTTATAGTAACATTTATTTCATTACCCTCAATTGTTTTAAAACTTCTTTTACCACCTAGAACTAGGGTTGAGTAATCTACTTTGATTGTTGACAATAAATCATAGTGATTTACTATTTTGAAGTTATCCTCTTTTACTCTAATAAGTAAGACTAAATCACCATGTTTATCTGCACCATCTTCTTTATAATAAGAGCCCATACCCCACATGATTAACTTCTCATTTTCAAAAGTACTATGAGGTATATTAATGTCTGCTTTTTCTGACTTTACTACTGTACCATCACCTCCACATGCGTTACATGGATTTTTAATAACAAAACCTTTACCACCGCAATCGCTACAATCAAATGTTTGTTGAAACATACCGAATTGGGTACTTTTAACTGTTGTTTTAACACCTTTACCATCGCAGTTTGTACATTTACTAACATCTTCACCACCTTCACCATCACAAGATTTACATTTATCATATCTATCATATCTAAATGATTTTTTGGTTCCATTGAAAACCTCTTCAACCGTTAGTGTAATACGTTTGAAGATGCTGTATTGTTCCATATTATTTTGCCTCTGTTGCTGACGTCTAACTTGGCTAAAGAACTCTTCAAAATCTTGAAAACCTCTGCTTTTAGGTTGACCACCAGCGAAGGAAGAATAACCACCAGAGTCGTATTGTCTTTTTTTGTCAGGGTCAGCTAATATTTCATAGGCCTCAGCAACATCCTTAAATTTTACTTCAGCTTCTTTATCATCAGGGTTTTTATCTGGGTGATATTTCATTGCTAATTTCCTGTAAGCCTTTTTTATCTTACTGGCATCAGCATTTTTATCAACACCTAAAATTTTATACAAATCTTTTTCCATATGCAATACTACTATTTATTATAAACATTTAATGCAAACATACAACATTTTTTTGTTTATCACAAATGTTTATTATTTCAAAAATTTAATTATATTTAACTGATGAATTATCGAATAATATTAACTAAAAACGGGAAGTATAAAAAGACCCTTCACAAATGTAAGAAGGAAACAACTTCATACGCAAATTTCAATAAAATTAAAATCGAAAACAACGTGTATTTTGAGAAGAAGTACATCAACTGTAATTCAATTATACCCGTGGAGTATAAGATATATGTAGTTAAAGATTATGAAGAGACTGATGAACCTAGACTTGTTAGGAATAAAGTCGGTAAATTGGTTTATGAGAATCCGTTATTTGGTATTTGGACCGTTTTACATGACTCTTTGTATAAAGTTGAAGAGACTTTCTGGGTTTACGGTTATGATAAAAGAAATGATAGGAAAACCATAAAAGACATTATAGGTCTTCTAGTTAAAGGAATGAATAACCCTAAAAAGGTTAAACAGGTTGTTGTCGTTAATAACAAGTTGTTAATTCATGTTGAAGACCAATTCGATATGGTCATTTGTAAATGTAAATCTGATGCTCAAAGGTTACACCATGCTCTATCTGACGCTGCAAGTAGTAATAAGATTAAAAACTTACTATTTATGGGTACCGCAAATAAAAAGATGTGTGGTGATTACTATCAAATAATACATAAACACACTGGATGGGATTATACTAAAATTTGGAGAACAACAACTAGACCGTAAACTCTTTAATTAACTCTAATTTATTACCCCTAGTTAATTTCTTAATTCTGTACTCTTCTTTGGCCGCCTCAGACTTATTATTACACTCTTTAAACCACTTTAGAGCCACAGGGAGCTTATTTCTAGTATACTTGGCACCTTTACCTGAATTATGCTTTAAAACACGCTTAGAAACGTTATTAGAGATTCCAGTGTATAATGTCTTATCCGAACATTCAATAATATAAACGTACCAAGGTTCTTCTTTACTCATTTACTTTAGAATGAAATCGATTAATCCATCAACATCATCAACCATAGGTATATTGTATTTGTTACATACAATATCTACATTTCCTTTTCTATAGAATCCTTCTGGGCAACAAACACACATTTTATTTGAGTTGGTATGTAAACCGAGTTCCATTAAAGTTATAGCTGATTTTGTATCTGGGTCAATATAAACCACTATTTTATCAGCAGCTTCTAGACCATCTAACTCCCACTCTACTTGACCTCTAAAGTTATCATTGTCAATAGATTGTTCCCATGATGAGTCCCAATCTTTTCTCCTTGGGTTGAAGATTGTTATCACTTGGTCGTCTTTCATTCTTTTTTCTACTTCTTCTTCAATTTTGACTTGCCACTCAGATGCTTTACCCATTTCGATTGAACCTGTTAAGAATACTGTTGTTCCGTTGTGACTTAATTCTTTAGGTGGGTGTATTACGGTAAAATTATTTAATTTCAAATCTTTTTTCTTATATTTCATGATTAATCTTTATGTGGCCTTACAGCGATGCTTTCGTAATCATCGTTATTCTGACCAACATCAAAATTATTAGAAATATCTTTTATCAAGTTATCTATTTTTTCTTTTTGGTCCTCACTAGCTATTATAGGGTTAATACATTCAATTCTCTCGTTACCGTCTGTTGGTAAGAAAAAGGCCATCATGTTAGCTTCTCTTTCTACTATTTTATCATTGATTGCAGTTGATAGTTGTCTCATTACTTCTGCATCGCTCATCGTAAACCTATCTATGTAACACACTAACACTAGTGGATGTTCTTTTGTTATTTCACTCATACCTCTATATTCATATTGTTTTCTACTTATTGGTTCGTCATAAATTTCACTAAATTTATCCACAACTTTATGATATTCCTCGACTTTTGCTATTTCACATTTAACCGATATATCATCTTCAGTTTTTAAATAAACTAAAACTTCATTATCACCACCTACCAATTCTTTAATTAATATTTTCATGTTATAAATTTTATACTACAAATATACAATAAATAAAATATTTGTAAATAAAAAAACCGCAATGTTGCGGTTTTTATTTGATTTTAGTTTACCTTAGCAATACCTAGTTTAGGTGCATTAAGTGTAGAACTACCATCTACGGCCCAAGCAAAACCAGTCTCTTTTACAAGAGCTTCGTACTTAGTTCTGAACTCTTCCAACCTCTTACTTTCTCTTCTTTGAGATTCGATGAACTCTCTTTCTTGTTCACTTAAAACATCTAATTCTTTAGACTTCACTTGTTTTGTTTTTACTTCGTCTTTTTTTGTTTCCATTTTTTTTTAATTTTATTATTATTGTTATTATTCACTTATCACGAATTTAATTAGAATATCAGCAATCTCTACTTCAAATTCTTCTGTATATTCGTAGTCAGCAGCATCTCTATTTCCGTTTATTTTATAAAAGAAATGCTCACTTAAAGTTCGGTGTAATTTTGGTTCCAATGAATAAACCATTGTCAAACCCTTTTTATATATTTTATCGTTATTATATATTTCACTTAACGTCTCCATTAGATTGTCATAGTTTATCATTTGAAAATGTTTTTAAAAAATCTAATAAAGGTATTATCTTTTTTAGGTTTACCAACTTCTAAACTACTTTTTATTTCATCACCTAATCCATTCTTCATCTCTTCAATAAACCTATTCTTAACTATTTCAGTGACTTTTTTATCTTTCTGAATATGTTTTATTTCCTTGTCAATTTCTGAATTTTTATCCATCTCTTTCTAATCTTTCTTGTACGCTATGCATTAACCAAACACCACCAGATGCTAAACAACCGTCTAAAAACCAAGCAAAATATATAGGCACCTCTTCAAAGTTACTATGGGTTACTGAGAACACTGTTATTGATAGGAATATACCTATCCAGAAAGGTAAACATATCATGCAATTGAATAACACACCAAAAAAGTTTGGTGACACCCTTTCCCAGAAACTTCTCCATCTAGAAAATATGGTTGAGAATATCATTATATTCGCAATTCCATAAACTATTAAGAAAAACACTATCACTTCCATATTAATATTCTATACAAACTGGGCAAACATCATTTGGGTCGTTCGGGTCGCACTTACACACAACCTGAGGCTCTTCAAAATCTTCTACCATTATTTTATCACCCTTTTTAGGTGGTAAGTCAAATGTTTCATTACCGACTTTAGCAGTTTGATTAAACCTCCTAACGTCCTCGTCTGACTTATCGTCTTGTTTCGTTTTACTGGGATTTACCTCTTCGATACCACTACTCTCGTTAATTTCACTGGTTATTTCTTTTTCCTTCTTATCCTCCCCTTCCTTATTTGACATGATTGGTATGTTGTAATCCTCATCGTCTGAAGTATCATTTAACGTATCAGAAAAATTGAACTTTAGTGTTTTACAAGTTTCTAAAGAATAATTACCAAATATTTCTTTAAGCTCTCTTATTTTGACTTGTAATAGTTCGATTTTCATTTCTCTTTCTACATTCACTTTAATGACGTAACCTACATAATCTAACATTTCATCAACACCTATGTCTTCATTATTAGGGTATAACATATAATAGTTAGGTTTACTAGCCATTGTCTCATAACCAATATCATTTGAAGGTGGTAACTCCCACCCTTCCTTAAAATTGGTATCAACTACGCTAAGAGTGTCCTTAAATCTGATACCTAGTACATAAGGTGTAAGCTCTTTTATTCTTTTGTTTATATTTGACATATTATATGCTTATTCCGTTTAAAATGCAAGTTATTATATAAGATATTGACAATCCTAATAAAAACATTTCTTTGTTATTGATTTTATATCTAGTGTTAGTTTTTAAGTATGGTACCGCAAAGAAAATGTGTTTAAGTACATTTAAGATAGATAACACTAACACTACAACCAAAATTTTATTTACTAACTCTTCCATATAATCTACTCGTTTTCATTTCTTTTTCTAGAAATATCCATTCTCATGTTTTGAGCTTCTGATTTTATTTCTTGGAGTATTTTTCTAGCCCTAACCGAGGCCGTTCTATTTTGTTTATTGTAAAACTTTTCAGCATCAACCTCTAGTTCCTCAATTAATCTCTTTAAATTATCTAAATTATTCATTTTCTGTTTTTTTATTCATTTTCTGTTTTTTTATTCATACCTGAACCTTCATTACTAGCTTCAGATTCACTAATCGCATGCCATTCGTTAATCATGCCATTTAGTCTGGCAATGTCTTGTAAATGGTTTTTAATTTTATTAACTGATTCGTCTATTGGACACTTCTTATTCATGGCACGCTCTAGTTCTTCGTAGACAACTAGTCGTTCTTTCATAAGGTCCATTAACACAATATTTTTTAATCTCATAATACTAATATAATGAAATTATTTAATAAATAAATAGAAAAGTGGTTTTTTTTAGAGTAAAATCACATATTTTCTTGGAAAGATGTTTCGAAAGATTTGTAAAGGTCTATGTATGTGTTTATTTCCATAGTAGATTTCTTGACGTTATAATTAAAAATGTATTCCCATAGTTTCTTCATATGGATTACCACACTGTTATTGTCATCATAAAAAGATTCTAAGTAATTATCAAGTAAATAAACATATACAACATCATTATCTTCAAATTGTATGTTTTCAGTGTTTACTAATGAGCAGGTTTTATTATAACACCAGTTGTAGTGATTTATTCTATCCTTGTCACCCATCATATCATGACCTAAGTAAGTTGTTTCAATCAAGTCATCTAAAGTTAGTATGAAATCTAGATATAGGTCACTTCTTTCGTAAACAATATTATTACTATTGTAAATTAGCTCTGTCTCAATCTTAGACAGAGGTTTAGGCATTTTGCTTAATATTTTATCTATCTTGTCTATCATATTAATCAACCAAGTTTTCATTTCCATTATAGTGAAGGTAAGTTGTTTCTCCGTTAACCTTTGTTGCTATAAATACGTTACCTCGGTTATTACCTTCTCTGTAAGATGCGTGTATCCATTGTGGTTCCCCATCTTTAGGAAACTCAGCTATCAATTGGTCAAATTCTAAATTATCTTTAATATAATGAAACATCTCAGCGTTAGTTTTATGTTCGTATGTATCATCTATGTCTATAGCAGCACCATCGTTAGCCATGTGTTGTGAAGTTGAACTCCCACCTAATTCATCATTAAGTTCTTCACTTCTAAATAAAGACGTTACAATGATAGGGCCACCTGCCCAAACTCTTAATGGGTCAAATAGATTCCTACATAAAACTCTAATACGTTCTAATTGTTCTTCATTAGGTGTATTATCGATATCGTTTATTACGGCCGTTCTACTTTTTATTACTTCTTTATAATTAACGTATTTTGATATTTCCATTTTGTTTGCTTTTGGCTCTGACTTTTCTTCTTTTTTATATGAACGTGGCTCTGAATTCAACATCTTTCTTATTACTTTGTTTTTTATAAAATTATTAATGTAAGGTTTTTTGAAATCCATAGCTCTTTTATTATAAATATAAACTAAAACAAAAAAACCTACTCGTTAAAGTAGGTTTGTTAGGTACATTTGTTTGAATTATTCTTTTTCGTTTTCTTTTCCAGCGCTCTTAACGTTACTCAATAAACTCTTAAATTGAGTTGTTTCGTCAACTCTGTTTTTAGCCGTAGGAGTTCCTATCGTGTCTTCAGATTTATAGCCCATTAGTTTTTTCATCTTGGACATGTCTTCGCTGATTAATTTATTATCCGATTCACTCAGAGGTATAGCTTCACCTTCTTGTAGTGACCCTTCCCATCTAACTTTAATTGTCTTATTACCGTCGTTTAATTCGAATACTTTATTATCCTCTTTAAGAACTTCAGGTATTCTAGTTAGAGCTTCATCAATGCTTTTAAATTCTTTTTTGAAGTTAACCCTTTTTGTTGCAGTTTTTTTACTATTTGATTCCATTTAATTGTTTTTAATTTAGTCTTATTATGCTGAGCATACTTCACATAAATGTGATTTTGCATATTCTTCTTCTGTCATAACACAATCACAGTTATCGCATTTACATTCTTTATCGTCTTCTTCATTTTTGAATCCGTAGCCCATACCAGCTTTTAATGTGTTGTTTTCGTTCATTCTTTCTTTACCATCTAGGTTACCTAGAGTAGTTTTAGAATTGTAACCCATTAAGTGTTTTATTTTTGAGAAATCTTCATTCATTAAATCTTCTGAATTAGCTTTAAGTACTACAGCTTTACCCTCATTCATTGAACCGACCCATTTGATTTCATAACTTTCATTACCATCAGTTAACTCAAATCTCTTTTCGTCTACTTTAAATGATTCTGGTATTAATTTTAAAGCATTACCCACACCATTAAAAGGTGTTTTAAATTTAATTCTTTTCATACCTTCTGTTGCTATTTTCTTAGGTTTTACTCTTTCACCCTTTCTCGTATCAATTTCGATATCATCACCCATTGAAGTCGTTGGTGTTGTGGATTTATGTCTCTTATCTGATGAAGCGTTAGCTCTATCAACTAATTTTTTACCAAACTCAGCGTCTGACGCACCCCATACAGGTTCAGTATTACCGTTTTCGTCACCAGTATATGTTTTATTACCCATCTTTGTACTACCTTCGATAGCTTCTTTAGCTCTTTCTTTATAAGTTTCATTAGGCTCTCTATCAAACTCAACCATTTCTTGACCGTTCATTATTTCCATATCTTCATGATACTCCTTCTCATCGTCATTGGTATTGTATTTTTTAGCGTCGATTGAATCTTCGTCGTCTTGCTTCAAATTCTTATCATAATCACCCATCTTTTTCTCAGTGTCCTTATAATATGAATTGTTTTGACCTTTACTGGTATTTTGTGCTTTTTTAGTAACTTTTTCACCTGAAATTGACGCTTCAGAGATTAATTTATCTAGTTCTTTTTTTACTATTTTTTTCATTTTATTGGTTTATATATATATATAAATATGTTATTTATTGTATAGAGTTTAACAATCTTGATAAATCTGCAACGTCATCTTTATGAACTACCACAGTCTGTCCGTTATCTTGTGTTAAAATAATTTTATTGCCGTTATCTTTAACTTCCACTGCATATACTGAACCAGCACCAACATTAGCGCTGAAATCTTCTGATACTACAGAACCTTTTGTCTTTGTAGTTTTAACGACGTTGTCAATAGCTCCTTGACTACAGCCACCATCTTGAGCTACTTTATTATTATTTAACTTAGTGCAATCATCAAAGTCTACCATTTCACCGTTAGGGTAGGCAGTCTTCTCAGTGTTTTCAGATTCCATTATTTTCTTTAGCTGACTCTCGGTTATTTTTAACACTTTATGTTCAGCAATTAATTTCCAGTCGCCCCAGTCATCTAAAAAAACTTTCTTAAGTTCATCTTTAACATTAGGCCCCCAGTCAGTTACAGCATAATAAGGTTTTTTAACCTTTTTACCAGTTTTACCATCAGTAAACTCTAAGTATTTCATATCTGAACGAACCTTTCTTCTAAGTAGTCCATTTTTATATACTTGACCATTTTTTATTTGGTTCTTACTACCTATGTTTCTTCTAATGATATTCATTACTTACTCTTTTTAGTTCTGTTCTGTTTATTGCCAGCAGTCCAGAAACTACTATTACCACCTACTGGTGCATCGTAAGCAAAAGTACCACTATCACCACCAACACTAACTGTTGTTGTTGATTCTTCTAAGTCTTCGTCAATACCGTATTGTTCCTTTACGTCTTTAACGCAAGATTCATATTTTTCTTTATCTTCTCTACCCACTGAAGCTGTACATATTGCCCATGGATTGATTTCTTGCTCTTCTGATAAATCTTTAAGAGCCTCTTCTGGACTATCTCCTGTGTCTTTTCTTATTGGACCGTTAAATGATGCGCCACCTACATAAGCTCCGCTTGAGGCGGCCCCTGTGGACTCTGGTAGCTGATTTAGTAATGATACTAACTCCTCATCATTACCATAAGTATTTAAAATTTCTTCTTTTGTTTCAGGGGTTATCAGGGCTAAGTCACCCCTATCAAAAGCTTTAGGGTCTTGATAAGCTTTCATTTCACCTTTAATTAATTTGTCGTTAACAAAATTAGTGTAAGCTTCAGGTTCTGGATTACCAGGTATTTCTTCATAAGGTTCAACTACTTCGTTATCAAAAGCACCACCTAATAAGGCGAATAATTTATCTTTGTGTTTGAATATGCATAATGAATCTTCACCATAATACACTAAACTCATTATTTCTTTATCGGCCTTTATTGGTTCACGTTCGTTACTTACCTCGTCATCTGATTGATTGTATGGTGCTGTAGGGTCGTTTTCAGCGCCAGCTGGATAGCCACCGTCTAATTCATTCAGAGCTTCGTTTTTTTCTTTAATCTTTTTGTACACCTCCTTTACTTTCCTTCTAAAACCTGCTTTAGGCGTCATGTATTCTTTGATACCTGACTTTTCATCAGCTAACTGAATCAAACCTTCTTTTTTTAGTAGGTTAAATAACTTACCCTTAGTAAAGCCTAACTCTTCCCAATAAGGAGAAAATGGAATTGGCTTTGGTAATGATAAAACATCCTTAATAAATACAATTAATTCTTCTGCAAATTCAGTTAAATTAATTTCTTTATTCTCACCTTCATTAAGATTAGTTTTACCACTATTATTGTTACTGAACAACCTATTATATTGGTCCTCATTTATTCTTATAATCTTTTTTGAAGGTTTTTTAATTTCCAAGTCTTTCAACATTAGAATTTGCCTTTCATTTAATTTTAATCTTTTCATGAATTTAAATTTTCGCTAGTCGTTTATGTGTTTTGTTATAAATAGTGGGAATAATGATAAAAACCCTCATTGAGGGCTTTTAAGTGTTAATAATGTGTTTATTTATGTCAAAAAGTTAGACCGAAGCCTATTTGGGGGCCAAAAATGACATTATAGTTACTTAAATTTATGGTTGCACCAGCGCCAGTGTAGAAACCAAACCTTAATTTCCTCTTTTTAGTGAATTTTTTAAGTGCTGGGTGAGTTGAAGGGTCGATTAATACGGAATTTAATTCTTTGACTTCAAAATTAGGGTAATCAGAAGATGCAAACATTTCAACATTACCCTCCTCAGTTGTTCTTAGACCTTGTATTATGTTAAACTTAATAATATCTCTAGTTATTTTAGTACCAATAGCCGTCATCGCATTGGTTGTTGTATCTAATTTAAACCTAGTTTCACCTGATATAAACCTATAGTTTCGTTCGTCATATACCCTTTCATAATCCCAAACAAACGCTTTAGTGTTATCAGGTAATTCCACTAACTTAGTTTTCTCAACAAAAACGGTATCTGATTTAATGTTAGCTATCGTTTCAGTTAGTTGACTTATTTTACCAGTGAACCTACCTTTAACTTCTGCTAACCTATCGTTCAATTTTTTAACATCAGACTCATTTTTAGCAACTAGTATTTGTTTAGAGTACTCTAATTGACCTATCTTGTTTTTACTAACCCTTACTGAGTCTCTTAACGCTAATTGATTTTGCTTTGCTATTTCTAAGTCCTGTTCGATTGATTGGTATTTATTATAACCCCAATATGCCGCACCGAATATCATTAAAAATATGATAGCAGTAACTGCCACCCTTGAATTTAATACTTTACTTATAAAACTTTTCATTTTTATTTATTTTTAGGCTAACCCACTTTGTTGTACTTCGTTTTCGTCACCTTCTCTTTCCACTGAATATTCTGTGGCCAGTTTCTGGGACCATTGTTCAGCCCAGTTATCATAGAAACCTTTTAATTTTTTAATTGTATTAATTGTTTCATCACTAAAAGAAACATTATTACCAGTAAGGTATAGACCGTCAGAGTCTTCTAAAGTAAATTGCCACTCTAAACCATCTAGGGCGTCAAACTTACCAGAGAACACAACATTCTTAGTTTCTGGATATACTTTAAACCCAGTAAATTCAACTCTAGGTGTTACTGTGTTTCTAAAATTAGCGTGCTCTTCACTTAACTCATTTGAAGATAATCCTTCTTCGGTAGATTCTTTAATTAGATTATTATTTCTAGTGATAGATAACATTTTTTTAGTTATCTCATTTTCATATATGTTTTCCATAGTTCTCTATTTTTTTACTGAACTCTTCAATATTAAATGCTGGTGAAATGTCTGTTGCAGTTTTAGAAAAGTTAGCTCTATAATAAATACCTTTCTTTTCACTAAACTCACCTATTTTTATATTATTAGGTGAAACATTTCTTTCAATGTCAAATTCATTAATTAATATGTTACACAGTTGAGCTAACGCATTTATCTGAGTTTTACTATAAGGGGTCCATCTATTCTTACCTCTCCAACTTTTCTGGTATAGTTTAGGCTCACCTTTATAAACTTCACCACTCCAATTAAAATAACTGCCACTCGTGAAATCTTTGGCTACCCAGCCTTGGTTTTCTAACACTATTGGTATTACTTGTTTGTTCAAATCCTTACTACCTAAGAAATGTGAGTAATACTTAGGATTAAAGTGTTCGTATATTTTACCATTTAATAGTATTGTGTATGCAGCCGTCTTCTTATACTTCCCATTTATCTTGTTTCGCCAAGCTTTAAAATGGTTCATGTCAGTTGTTAAAGTGCCGCCTACTACTATTTTATCCTTATCATACTCTTCAGGTATATACGAGCTTTCATTCAACCTGTACTCGTCTTTATTAATATCCACGGTTAGTAGGTATTTTTGTAGTGTTATTTCTTGCGTTATGTCTTATTTCTTTAATCTCATCTTCATTAAACCTACTCTTATGTTCTTGTTTAGGTTTTATTTTAGTTTTAACACCTTGTGGTTTATCACTCTTTTTTTCTTCACCCTCATTTTCAGTATTACCAGATGCTGAATTTGATATCTTTTTCGTTTCACCACTATAAGGATTGGTTTTACTTTCAGCTTTTACAGGTTCTATTTCCTTGTTTAAATTACTTAAATCATTTACATCATTTTTAGTGGTGATACTTTCTTTAATTACTTTGTTTGGTTCATAATCGCTCTTACCACTTAGTGTTGTAGCTTGTTCACGAGTTTTTTTAATAGCTTCCTTTAAATCCTCAACACTTAAAGATTCAGCTGATACTTTACCATCTAAATCAGTTTTGGGTTTTTTTTTACCTTTGAAAAACTTTTTAAAAAAACCATTACTACCGTTCTTTACTTTTTTATTTTTTTCTTCCTTATTTTTATTTTCTTCCTCTTTAAATACCCAGTTTGTTGCTATAACTAAGCTTATAGCCAATGGGTCAAAAACAATAATGAAAACTAAAATAAAGTAGTTTACAACTTCATCCATTCCTGTATCGGTTAGTTCAGCTATGTATTTTAATGGACCTAACTCACCTGACACTTCGGTGTCATTTTCCTTATTGAGTATAGCCATTTGGTATTTCTGTAATGAATCTGAAGCTACACTGCGCTTTACCTCAATCTCTTTTCTATTCACTTCCTCAACAGCAATTCTTTCTTGTGCTAATCTAAGTTCAGCTGTTGATATTGTATTTCTTATACCTGACTCAGTGTTATTATCTCTAACCTGAATTGATGTTACTTTAGCTTTAGAAAGGCTGTTAATACTTTCTGATATTCTATCTAATTCTTTGTCATATCTAGCAACATCGTCAGCATAGAAGTCTTCTTTTTGTTTTAAAAATGAGATTTCGTTTTCAGCTGTTTTTAGTTTTTGAAATGTTTCTTGATAAGCTGATGATAAGAAACCATAAATACCTCCAGAAGTTATTGCCATTAGAAACGCAACGCCTATTATTAGATATATTTTCATCATAAGGTTTATTTTATACCAATATCTTTGTAAGTAACTTGCTGTAACTAATTTACCTAATTCTAACGCAGAGGCCATTATAATTACGGCAATCATAGCGCCAGAAAATAATTGACCTATACCGTATACAGAAAATACTGCGGCACATCCAGCAATCGTCAGCGCTGAAAAACCTAGTAAATACCCAAAATGTAACTTCATATCTTTTTTATTATAAATATCATGAATTCTTAATTAACTTGTAAAGTCCTAAATTATTATGTCTTAATCTTCTTATCGCTTTTTCTTTTATTTGTCTTATTCTTTCTTTAGTTAAGTCGTATCTATCACCTATTGCTTCTAGAGTCATCGGCTCAACCTTTGTATTAAGACCATAATAACATTCTATAATACCACGTTCTCTATTAGTTAAACAATCCATTGTTTTATTTAATACCTTTTTTAGTCTATCACTTTCATCACTAAATGTATCTGTTAAATCTTCTTCACTTGATATAGTATCTTCTAGTGCGAAGCCAGTATATTCACCCATCTCCTTATTTAAAGAGACACAGCTTGGGTATTCCTTTGGTATTGATTCTAAATACTCTTCATTTTCTTTCTCTAGCTGACTTATTTTGTTGATAACACTAGATGGTAATCTTATAACCCTAGAATTATCGTTGAGGCTTTGCATAATTGATTGTCTAATCCAATACACTGCATATGATATAAACCTAAAACCTCTTGTGGGGTCAAATTTATTGGCCGCTTTAATTAATCCGATATTACCATCATTTATTAAATCACTTAGTGATAAACCTAGGCCTTGATACTCTTTAGCTACGCTGATTGCAAATTTTAGGTTACCTTCAACTAATTCATTTATCGCCTCTTTATCACCATTAACTATTCTATTGGTTAGTTCGTTTTCTTCTTCAATACTTAATAGGTCACACTTGTTAACTTCGTTAAAATATCTAGTTATTGTGTCGCTTTTTTCTGCTACTATAAATCTTTTCATTCATTTTCTTATAAGGTTGCAAGAAAGCTTAAAGCTTCCTTTTGGTTAACTGTAAGTTCATTAATGTTATTTAATAATTTATCCATTAATAAACTCCTTTCTTTATCATCTAATGATGATAACTCTTTTTCATCGTAAGAATCTTTTAAAGTTACTTTTTTTTCATTTTCATCTTCGTAACCCTTTTGATTTTCTACGTCCAGTTCGTTGAACATTACGTTATGTATTTCTCTATCGTCAATGTGAGCGGTAAAGGTTTTATTATTCATTTCTGATATAAAAAAACTTCTATTACCTATGTTTAATATTTCTTTCACTCTACTAATATCTAACTCAGTTTTAAAGGTCGCTACCAACGCTGTGTCTTTGCGACCCTTTAAAACCTTTACAGGCTCTACTGATATATTACCTAAATCATCACTTAAACCTTTAATATTATCCATTGCAATAATACAAAATGTTTTCACATCCATCATTTATCTTGTTTTGCACTAAGATACTATATTTTGCTACTAAAAACAAGTATTATAGTTTTATAGATGATATGTTATCAACCTTTTTAACTGTAATAACTTTATCTGACCAATCCTTAACTAAATCATTGTGGGTTATGAAGAATACAATATCAAACATACCTTTAATTTTTTCAAACATAGGTCTCACTTTTTCTATATTGTCTGATGCTAGTTTACCTAGTACCTCATCAAAAGTTATAAAATTAGGTTTTGGTAGGTGAGATATTTTACTTAACACACATCTAAGTGCCAAACTTGATATCGTCCTCTCTAAACCACTACCAGACTTTAATAGTTTGGTTACATCGTTTTTGATGATATGGTATTCAACATCATTTTTATTTGTCATAACCAATTCTACATCAAAATCACATACATCATCTAGCAACCTTTGTATCTCCGAATTTATTATTGGTAGAACTGACCTCAACACTAACTTACTAATACCCTTTTTACCGACTAGTTGGAGATAGATTTTGAATATTTTTTCAACTTCCTCTTCACGTTTTAAAGTCTTAATCATCTTAAGGTTTTTAGTTAACACCTCCTTAGCTGATTTAATATTTTGTTTAGTGGTAAATATACTCTGGTTAATTTCTGATTTAGTATTATTTTCAACAACTAAATTAGTTTTCACTGATGAAACGTTAGATTCTATTGTGATATTAGTTTTAATCGCATCCTCATTATTTTTATATTTTTTCAAATCTGCTTTTTTAGAAACTATCTTATTTCTTAATGCCCCTATTTCGACTTCAGCTTTGTCGCACTCTAATTCTAACCTGTCTCTTCTATCAACGACATCTCTATTCTCCTTAATTTTAGTTATCGATTTCTGAACCCTTGCTAACTTATTTTCTTTTTTAGTTAAATCATTTTTCAATGACTCTATCTTTTCTTCATATTCCTTTATTGTTTCCGAGTTGTCAACATCATCTAAAGGTCTTTTACACGTCTCACAGATTTCACTGTCTCTAAGGTTATCAATCACCTTACCAAATGACATGATGTCATTCTTGTAAGACCCTATCTTTATTGATATATCTCTATCTTCCTTAGTTAGTTTATCATATTTATATTCGTCGTAATTAACATCTTTGATTTCAGCAATATTAGTCTTAAACTCTTCAATTTTATTTTTGTAGGTAACACCTTTCTTAGTTATTGTGTCAATATCACCTTCTAACTTTTCAGGGTTTAAGTCTGATACTTCAGAATCTATTTTTAATTTACTATTTATTAACCTTTCTTTTTCATCCTCTAACCTTTGTATTGTTTTTTCAGAAGCATCCAGTTTTTTAGTATACTCTACGACCTCTTTTTCATATAAACCTATATTTTCCTCAAGAGTTTCATTATCGTTAAGTAAAGTAGTCACATCGTAATGATTACCTTTTTTTAGTTTGTTAAATTCAGAGTTCATATCTTTAGCTATTTGCTCTTTGGCTTCAATAACCTCTAACCCAATGAATCTAGTCAATAACCTACCACTCTCAGTTGGTTTAGCATCGATTAAGTCTTCTAAGTTCCTAGCAGTAGTTAGAATCGTTATATCAAAGTCTTTTTCACTACCGATGTTTTTCTTAATTACATCACCAGTTTTCTTAGCGTCTTCGTCATTCAATAACACCTCCTCACCATCAGGTAGTAATTCGTAGTAATTTACTTTATTTGTTGTGTTCCAACCTTTACCACCTCTTTTTGGTCGTCTATTTAATTTACGCTCAATAATCATTTCATTACCTTCGACCTCAATCATACCTCTAACAGTTAATTCGTCCTTGTCAGTAAATGTATTGAATATTTGTTCGTTCTTATCGGTTTTAGTAGTTTTACCAAATAATAAGAATTTAATCGCATCTACAGTGAAAACCGTGTTATGAGATACAATATCATTTGAGTAATATTGATGAACTTCAGATACTTGTACATCATATAAAGTATCTCGCTCATCTAACAACTTAATTGACTTAACATTTGAAATTCCATCTCTAACTTGGATAGGAGTTCCTATTTCAATATTCTTTAAAACTGTGAAATCACCATCCTCTTTTTTTAATCTATGATAATCAGCACCTTCAACATACGCACCATTTTCTAATTCACATTTATATACCTCGGCATTTTCTTCAGTTATACCGCACCATTCAATATCGTGAAAACCATATGGTGTGTCAACTTGAAACTCCAAATCACCATATTTTTGAAAAATATCATTTAATTTACCTATCTCAATTTCTTTAATCATAATATTTCTTGTAATTTAAAAAATTCTTGGATTATGTTTTCACCACCTCTTTCATTCCAACATTTGATGAAATATTCTGGTGTAACTCCATAATTTTTACTAAAACTTTCAACTGTCCCATTACTACCCCTCAAATGTCTATGGAAAGGTGTGTTTATATCAATTTTAACCTCTAATCTAGTATTTTTATTTATTTTACTAACTTCATTAAAATTTATCTTTTCTATTGTGAATTTATTACCCCTTAATTTATCTTTCGATACTATGCGATTATCTGATAAATTGAAAACATTTTCAATTTGTAAAAACGGTGAACACCCACTTACCATGACTAAATATTTAATATCAGGATAACTATCTTGGGTGTATAAATAAATGCCACTTCCCATTTCATTAATTTCAATTTTAGTTTTTTTCATAATTTAAATTTTTTTACACTTATCTATAACTTTTTGTTTATTTCCTAATCTATATTCTGACCCCAAAATATATAAAACCCTCTTTATTGGTAATATCTAATTTGTTTTTAATCTTTTAATGATTACACTAGGGTCCACATTATTTTAATTCTTCAGGTATGAAACCCAATTTTTTCTCTATTTCATCTAAATCGTATTTTATAACTATCTTAGAGTCAGCTCTTAAGCATTTACCACCTTGATTAGGTGGTTCTGAATTGACAACATTGAGTCCATTCAACCTACTGAATGAAGCAAAGTTCTTATCACCAAAGGATAAGAAGTTATCTATGTATAACCACTTTAAACTCCATGACCTATGGTTTTCTACAGAGACATCACTATCACCCAAAGATGCATTAACTTTTTTATCTAAATCTAATATTCTTTTGAAATCAACATCTTTTTCCTCACGCTTACACCATTCTTTCATCAATTCTACTTGGTAATTTCTGTCAAGAATATTATCGACACCAGCGCCACTAATTTCAATGACTTCACCACCCTTACCTATTTTAACAGGTCGGTAAATCACATTAATATTGGCTTTAGTGATACCATACTTTTTACTGAAGTAATCTCTTACTTTTAGTTTATTCTGTCTAGAATAGTTTTCTGGTCTATCATCCCAATATACTTTAACTTTTGCGTACTCTGGTATTGTTACATTATCACTCATTGCATTCTTTTTATCTTTCACCGTAGATATCATATCCACCTTTATTTTTACACTCTTTTAATTCCTTACTTAATATATCGTTTTTATTCTTACAGGATGACAAACCTTTACTGATTTCATCTACCTGAGACTTATAATCGTTTATGAGACTTTCTTTCTTTTTATTCTCAACTTCCAACGTGGCCTTATCGTCACTCAACTTATCTATGTATTCTAAATAACTCATGTTATTGCCGTCTACATTTATACTAACATTTTTTTCGACAGGCACCTCTACTATTTTTTCTACAGGTACTTCAACCCTTTTCTCAACTATTTTTTCTACTGGGACTTCTTTTATAACCTCTACGGTCTTCTCTACTGGCTCTTCTCTTACTTTTGGACCACTAGGTGTCATTCCATATTGTAATATCGTAAAGCCGCTCTTTAGCGCCTCATTTAGTGTCTTACCCACGTCCTCTTCATTAAGCCTACAGTAGGCCACTATTTCGTCGAATAGCTCTTTATTTATGAGTCTCTTACCCATTAGTTAATGTTTCAGTACCTTCTTCTAATTCATCAAGTGATTTTATCTTAAATTGATAAAACCCGTATCTATTCTCAACATCTTTCTCAATGTACGTTCTTGTTTCAACGTCCCATATTAAGTAACCGTGACTTTTAATCGATTCACCAAAATTTTGTTGAATTAATGAACTACTAAAACACATTGGGATTATTTTTTTTATTTTAATTTTTTTCATTTCCATATTTTTTTATTTCATTATATAATTTGAATTTAAAGTTTTTCTTTTTAATGTCAGTTTCCCAAAATCTAATTAGATTATACCCAAATTTTTTAGCTAATTTATTTTTAAATTTATCATTTTGAATGTTTATCTCCTGAACTTCAGTTAGTATTTTATTTTGATATTTACTTGGGTTACTATACCAATAATCACCGTCCGCTTCTATTAGTAAATTAAATTCACTTAAATAAAAATCGTAAGACCTAAAATTTATTTCATTGTAACAAATTTGAAAAGAAGCTATTCATCGATAACCCAACCATTTTTTTTATAAATTTCTAATTCTGTTTCATCAATTTCTTTTCTTTCAACGTTATAAAAACAACTTCTTTTGTGTATATCACCAAGTAGTACCATATCACAACCATCGAAATGGTTTAATTGGGTGTGATTGTCATCAAATATATATCCTACATCTGTAGATGCCCCAGCTATAGGGGCGTGGTATAAGCCGACATATGTTTTATCATCACCAAATTGTTTTCTAGCCCCTTCGATATCTGGTCTTGAATTACCTTCAAATATTGAATAGTTACACCACACAACATTGTCGTCTAAATAACAGGTACTTTCTTGGTAGTATGCTATGTGTGGATTGTCTAACAATTCAATCATAGGTGATATACTATCAACTCTATCTTTATTATTCTCTAGTAAATCATGGTTACCAGCTATAATAACAACTTTACCGACCTTTGATAGTTCTCTCAGGAACCACGTGCTAAGTATTAGTTGTTCATTTGATATCGTTATTTTTTGATGTACCAAGTCGCCCACTATTGCTATGCGAATTTCTTCGTGTTTATAATCTTTACAGTACTCAGTTATTTCATCAATGAATGTTTGGAATATCTCTTTATACTCGTCATGCATCCTATATGTTCTAATATGAACGTCAGCTAAATGTATCACGGATTTAATCATAAGTTTTATTTTACATCAAATGTACTATTTTTATATAACTTTAACAAGTTTCCTTATATTATTAACATGAATAACATAGAGTGAAGAAAGTATATTAAATATCAATTAATTTTGAATAGTTAAATGTCTTTACAATATGTATTATCTTTTTTATCATACTTTCTATATTAAATTAATTATAATAGGATTTACGGTAAATTCATCGACTGTAACTGAACCGATAGAATTAATCGTCACTTTTTGACCAGTACATCCTATTATATCTGGTAATGTTATTGCATCATATTCTTCATCAATACCTTCAACAAATAAAAAATGTTGTTGCCCAGTACTTTCATTGATGACCACAACTCTTTCATGGTCAATTAAATTGGCCTCATCCATCAATTCGTAACTTAGGTTTATAACTCCCATGTTATTTAGTGAACTGTTTAATACCCTACCTGTAATCTTTGATTTTAAAACTTCTATTTTCATATTTTATCTTTAACAATTTAACCACCATGGACCTTCTTTAGGTTTAGGTTCAACGTAATTCTCTAAATTATAAATTCTCTTTTCCTCAGCTGCTATATCATCTTCTTTCTTTTTCATAACCTCATCAATTCTAGGTAGAGGTGGCATTGTCATAACAGTATTAATGAATTTTTTTGGTACTCTAATTTCTTTGTAGGTCCCAAATGCAGTTAAGTGTACAATTATACACCCAAATAGTTTGATATCCTCATATTTAGTACCTTTTAACATATCTAAAATTAGTCTAGCATATAAAGGTAATTGTATTTTATAATGGGCTAACGCAGTATCCATTTCATCCTCAAAAGGAGGTAGCATTGGTGTTGTATAATGATGTACCTCAAAGTTTTTCTCTTTATTTGTGTTATGAGTTACCAGTAAAGATTTCCCACATAAAAATGTGCTACTCGGACTATCTACTTCGATACACTTAGTTGGTACTGACTCAACTTCTTCTACTGACACAATAGACCTAAAGGTTCTTCTATCTTTTTTAAGGTTTAAAACTAAATCTTGGTTTCTAGATAGAAATGGATTAAAATTATCTGTTACAAATGATGCTCTATAACATTTATTTACTTTACCGTTAAACTTCTTATTAAAATTAGATTTAGTTACCTTAAGACCTAATGAAGATGATATTTCAGTAAAATAATCAACCTGTGTTTCTCTTGTACTTTCCATAACGAAACTTTGTCTAGTTTTATTATATGTACCATCACTATCCATTAAACCCCTTAATAAATCTAGTCGCTGATTGTATGAGCTAGATAAATAAATTTCTGGTATATGTTTGTTTTGTAACAATAAATTTTTACGTAATTTATTTTGTAAATCAAGTACTGTTCTAGTGGTAGATTTTCCAGCACCACCTTGCGATAAATCATCACCAATAGTATACCCTCTTTTTATTATCTCTTCCCATACCTTTTCATTTGCTTGTGTAATTTTAGCATCAACACTATGACCATCACCTAACCAAAGACCTAAAACATAAGGGTCAATCGGTAATTTAATTTCTGGGTTGTTTAATGGTTTTGCATTTTTAATTTTCAATATATTATATGATTGTCTCTTACTTAAAGAATTATTGTAATCTTTAATTTCTTGAGTTGTCATAACCATCTCTTTAATTACCCCAGAATTTTCCCTATAAACTAACCACCTATGTTCAAAATCAGAAATAATTTCTTCATTATTATCAAAAATAATTTTTAAACATTTCTTATTTTTAACTTTAGAAATATTCATAATATTAACTAAATTACCATCCTTATCATAAACTTGGTCATTATTTGTTAATGTACCCATAGTCTTCCACCCATCACTAGTTAAAATAGGTGTATCTAGTGGTAAACCTTTCCAATCGGTAACTATGAAACCCAGTTCACCTTCTTTATTGTGAATTAACCACACTTTATCTGGTTGGCCAGTGTATTTTAATGTGTTACTACCTAACACCATTTCAGTGTCTAATAAAACCGCACCTCTTCTGTGCATAGCGTTGATAAATTTATGACCAGCATCAATCATCGCATTTCCATCACTAACCTGCTGCTCATCACAATTATATATCGGTTGTCTAACATCTTTATAACTTCCATATTGAGCTAATAAGTCTTTTTCTAAAAGATAGTGAACTCTAGAACCTTTGGAGTTAGCGTAATCTGCTGTCGCTCTCCATTCCTTTAATAATTTATCTTGTTCATGTATGTCGTTTTCACACATCTCTAAAGACTTTTCTAATTCTGGGAAACCTTCATAAAATTGTTTTATGACAGTAGATACTGAAGGAAATTTACTTGTCATTTCACCTTCCAGTGTCTCTATATAATAGGTGTGGGTGTCTTCAACAAAACTAAGTTTTAACTCTTTTTGTTTAAGACTTATTAAATCTCTTATTTCTTTACCTATTTTAGTTAGTTCTTCTTTTCTAATCATTTAACCCATTTCAGCCAAATATACTAGATTTTTTCAACAAAGACAACTATTTATAATATGGACCGTATTAATAGAATGAGACTATCTAAATTATATAGTGAAGTTGTAAATGAAAGTTTTAGTTTACAACCTGACCCTTCTTGTGATTGTTGCAAATACTTTGATTTTACTTTCTCTCAAGCTGGTGGTCAATTCACTGGTTTAGAAAAACCTTTATATCAAGAAATATCTAAAGGTGAAAAGCATGAGTTGCAATATATAAAACCAAAACAATACATCTACAATATTGCTAGAGGTTTTGGTGGACTTAGTTATGAAGACGTTGTTGATTCTGGTGCGGTGAGTAAAGAAGCTGTAATTAAGTACGCTAAGGCCATGAAAAATGGTGAAAAATTTCCAATAGGTTGGTATAAAGTAGATTCTGGTAGTCAAGAAGGTAGACATAGAGCTTTAGCGGCCATTGAATTGGGTTGTAATAGTATTCCTGTCGTGGTCATAACAACTCTTGATTATGAAGATAGGTTAGATATTGCTGAAAAATATAAAGGTTTATCCAAAGAAGAATTAAATCAAATTTACATTAATAAAGGTTATAATGGTATAACTGGTTTAGGTTGGAATGACTTGCAAAGATTTATAAATTATAATATATGAAATTAACTAAAATATATGAAGAGGTTTTAAGAGAATCTATTCAAACTAAAATTATAGCCTATCATGGGACAGACCATAATATAGATAGGTTTTCTGACAGCTTTTTAGTTGGAGATAAAAATATTCAACACCATGGAGCTGGTATTTACTTTACCACTAGTTATGAGAATGCTAGGATGTTTGGTAATAATCTCTATAAAGTAGAATTATCTGGTAATTTTATTAGTGAAGACAACCCTACAAGTGATGCGGACCCCGACAAATTAATTAACCTTATGAAATTAAGTGATGAGGACGAGTGGGAATTAGAGGCACAAAATTATCACCCAGACCCTGAAACAGGACTTATGGTGGCTCTTGAGGATGCTCTTGACCAACCTAATGAAGCTGACGCTTTTATGAGGATTCAAAATGGATGGTACATGTACGATGGTTTAGGTTATGTTAGAGGTATGACTAAGGTTGGTATCGATGGTGTTATTGTTAATCCACCTAGTGATTGGGTTGATGAAAAGCACATTATTATGTTTAATCCAAATGCTATTAAATTCATTGAAAAGGTTAACGTTAAAGAAGACCTTACATACAGACATACCAATACTAATGGTGCTGGTGATGACGAGTATGAAGTAGGTATGGTAAAGGAGAATAATAACATTAAAGAATTATTAAAGTACAGTGCTTATGATGATTCTGAAATGAGTGAAATGTATCTTAAAAAACTAATAGATACTTTAAGAAAATTACCTAGCAACTTAACTTTATACCGTGTAGTATTTTTAGAAAAAAAATCTGATTTAAGAGATAAAGAATTAGGTTCACATTATGTTTTAAATAAAAAAGACTTAGATAGTTCTCATTATGTGGAGGCCCATTCAAATGCTAAGGGAGAACCTTTTATACTCACAGTTAAAGTTAGCAAGAATGAAATCGATGAATTTGCAACCTTAAAACATAACATGCAATATCCACATGAAAAAGAAATCACTTTAAAAAATACTGGTTCTGGTGCCAAGTTAATTGACATCAAACCTTTTAAAAATACATCTTATGGTTTTAGTGCTGAATTTAACGATGATGATTTTTATAATGATTTAGGTTATGATGAATTTTCATAACCTACTTTCTCTAATTTTGTGAGCAGTTTTTAATGACTTAATAATACCCATCCTTCCGAATTTTTCATTTATTAAGGATAAATCCATTCCGTTCTTTAAAAACACAACTTTAATTCTACCGTATAAATTTATTGTATTCAGTCTATTGTATAAAAATAGCGCATCTTTTTTCTCTTCTTCACCACCATCTAACACAATCACTACATCACCTTTGGCCTTAGATTGTAAGCTGTGATATAACTTATCTGAAATAAACTTACCTAGAAGTGGTATAGAGTTAGGTGTTACTATGTGGTCAAATCCACCCTCAACTAGATATATTGTAGAGTCCCAGTTAATATGATGTTCGTTGAATATAATCCTTTGCTTTTCTACTTCTGGATTTAAGTACTTAACCTTACTCCACTTATCGAATGACCTAGCAACGTAAAAATTTAATTTACCCATAGCATCATATGATGGTATCACAACCCTGTTTTTGTGTTTACCTTCACATGTGTAACCTATATCATACTTTTCTAATGTTTCATCTCTAATACCTCTCTTCTTAACATAACTATACGCTTCAGAATAATTTGTATGGTATGGTGATGCTTCACTAAATTTCTTAAAGCTTTTCGGTAAATTAACAATTATTTTACTATCCTCTTCCGACTTACTTTTACTATTCTTTATTATGTCAGGTGCAACTAACATAAAGTCTTTGTAGTGTTGCTTATTACCGTATTTTCTTACAAGGTAAGATAAGCTACCGTACATATTGTTTCGTTCCCAACAAGACCAGCATTTATAAACACCCTTTTCATAATTGATAGCTAAATTACCTTTTCCATCACCAGTGTTACCTAACCCCTTTTCTTGGGAACATACAGGACAATCAAAACCCACTTGTGATTTGTGTTCATAGTGGGTTCTAGGTGTTCCTAAGAAATTTTCTAATGTGTTTACTATAATTGACATGCCACAAAGATACTTAAAAAAGTATTCATAAACAAATAATAATTAAAACGGACATTAATAAATAAAAAAACGGCCATTAATGGCCGTTTATAAAAATAGAATTACTAAATATAAAAAAACTTACCTATCCTCTGGTACCCATCTTTCTATTTTGTTCATATAACCTAACACACAAGCAGATGCATCGGCCATATCGTAATTTTCTTTGGATAATGCGTGATTTCTATTATAAATCCACTTGACTTGTGGGTGTAAGTCAGCTACCTTCTCCCATATAATTGTCTTTTTATCAACATACCAGTCGTACCCACCGAAAAGTGTTTTCTTATTGTCTTTAATTTTTTTCTCTATTTGTTTTTCTGGGTATCTCACACCTTTCTTATTGTGAGTTCTAATCGCCATAAGTTCAGGGAAAGCAAATGCTCTAGCATCAAAAGATGATATAAAGTCTGGGACTATACCTAACTTTTGATATACTGACCTAGATATCATACCATTAAACCTAAGTAGTTTACCTACTGTGTTTACGTTATTAGACCTTAATAAAGGTTCTTCAATAATGACTTTTACAATACCTAAATCTTTGTATTTATTTAAAAACTCTTCTTCAAAGATATTACATTTTTCGAATAATTCCTCTGTTTTTGTTTCAGGTATAGGTTTAATTTTAGGTGTTACATGTGTAAGTAATACCAGTTCACCCTTTTTACCTGCGTCTTTATATAGAGCAATACCTATTGTTTTGGTACTGACGTCTAAACCAAGAATTAAATCGTCATTTTTATCTATTTCCATAATTATATTTCTATATCTAATGTATTAAATATAACTTTAAAGTAAATATATTATACTAAGATTCTAACACCTAATGCAAGATATTGATTGGCCCCTAGTATTAAATGTTCATTGCTTTTGGCATATGCTATAACATTATTAAAGGTGTCATATAAAGCAACTTCACTAACTTTTATTAAGTCATCGTTGTTAAATGTCGAGTTATTTGTATTAGCGAATTCGTCTCTTTCAACAACACATGTTATGTTTTGTGATATTTCATTCGATAAATGATTATAAGTAACTGCTACATTGTCAGCTGATGCGTCCTCAGTATCATAATTATTAACGATATCTGGATTTGTAATTACAATAAAACCTTTATCTAAATAAGCTACACCAACCGCATTATCTGCTACTTGGTTAACTGAAGATACTGATAATGCATTAAACCTTTCTTTACCATTTATACTGAATGGTTTTGATTGACCAAAGCCTGTAGCCCAACTTTTACTTGGATTCTCATTAGGTCTTTCTACTTCATCAGAAAATAAAAAGGCTACATTACTACCTACAACACTACCTAAGAATGCACTTTCTTTTATTTGAGAATCTAAGCTGGTTGCTGGTGTTAATGTTCTTTGGAAAGTTGAATATATGGTGTATTCAGTCCCACCTGTCGTTTCTAACTCAATTTTAATTTCTCTACCATCTAGTATCTCACCGTAGGCACATTTATCTATCGCTATTACAAGTACCTTATTTTGATTTATATTTCTTATTGCTGTGTCTAAGTACCCGACTGGATTATTAAATGAGCTATATAAGTTCCTTTCATCTTGTGTTAATGGTAAACCAAATGATTTAAACAAATTGACATAAGAATCAGTTGTTACATCTCTTCTATCAGTAATAAATTGGGATATTGTATTGCCACTAGTGTCTGAACCTAGTATTGTTGTTTGACCTAATTTAGTAGGTTTTATATTTACTGTTGCTGAACCGCTCTCAACTAATTTTCTTATATCACCTGACGAGTTTACAATAATAGGTGATTTTATACTAACACCCTCATATACACCATTACTAAATATGTTGTCAACACCCACTTCACCTGCTAAAGCTGGTACTTCACCATTATCTAATTGTAAGTCACTCAAATAATTGGCATCTGAATCACCTAAGCCAAAATGTGTTATAACACTACTACTATTTGTCAATAGTTGTCTTCTACCAAATGGTGTTAATTTGGCTGTTACTGTTACTGTATCTTCGCTTGCTAAAAATCCCATATCTTAAAAATCAATACTTAATTCTAGTATAACCGTTTTACCAGAGCTTAATTCAGCTGGTTTACTAAGTTTACCTATTATTACTAAATCACCGTTACTATCATAAACACCAACTTCACTAACCATTATGTTAGGTGGGTTAGTTGCTAAGTCATTACTTCTAGTGGCATTAGACGTTCTATTAAAATCACTTGCATTAATAGAAATTTTAAAAATTGTTTTAAATATCGTTGCACCAATAAAAGCCTCAACGTTACCATAGAAAAATCTTTCATCACCAAATTGTAATGTTTCTGGTGAAGTTGATGGTGCCATATTTAATTTGTCTATTATCGAGTATGTTGTAGAAGAACTGGTATTTGATTGTGTTAGTTGAAAGCTAGGTGTTAATCCTAATGGGTTTTGTCTTTCTAAAACGTCAACATCCACAAAACCATCAGAGTTTTCATCAACAGATGAACTAAAATCTACTTCTTGCCACGCATCTGTTACGGGTCTAGAGCCATTTGTTACTTGATATAATACTTTAAAAGTATCACCGTAAAAACCTACCGTAGAGTCATCATCTCTCATATAAGGTAATAACCCCATATCTTCCATGTTGAATTGTATGTCAAAAGAAGAGTTGTTATTATTGGTAATTCTACTATAATTTTGAGCTGGTAATGTTGGTCTTAAACCACTACCACTTTCATTATCAATTCTGTAAGTTACGTACATTGTTTGGCCAGCTGGTAATACACCAGTGCCAACCCCACCTGATGGGTTTGTTAGTGTTAAATTCAATTTAGGTAAAGTCCAGTTCCTGTTAGATTTATACGACATTGCTGCATTAACCTCAGGGTCAGTCACAACAATAATTTTTAATTGCGTATAAACCCTACCAACTACCTTAGGTGTACCCTCTACTAAAGAAGGGTCTTCGATTAACTCAACATATGTTAAACCATTAGCTCCAGAGTTTATACTTGGACCGCTTGCTATAAATGTCATACCCATTTTATCACCAGTACCAGATACGCCATTGAAGTTTCTTCTGTGGTACATTATATTAGGTAAGTGTATTTTAACGTTTTTAGTGTCGTTATCAATAAATAGATACTCACCGTATAAATTTGATATTGTTTTGTTAGAGTAATGAATTATTGCTGAAGATTTTACATCTAAAGCTTCTGAATTATAAATATAGTTTTTAACTTGGCCTATATAATTGTAAGAACCAAAATTTTCTAATTTCTCGAATTGAGTGGTCCCAGTTATACCTAGTACGTTTTCAGAAAACGGGATATTCATATTCCACAACGGAACATCATTTACTGTTATATCACAAGAACTATCAAATGATAACGTTCCAGTGTCCCAGTAACCTATAGAATCTGGTTCGTTGTTGTAAATATCACCACCTTTATATATAATGTAGGATGTGTTTCCAGAACTTAATGTAGGTAACTCCCTATCCACTGTAATTGTTGAACCTGTTACTTGTATTTTATAAAATAGATGTGGCTGTGGTGTTTCATTAGTGAAATCTGAATAACCAATTTTAAGTAATAAAATATCACCCACTTCCGCATTATTACCTGTTATCTCCAACGTATTACCGCCAGATATTGCACTCGATGAAATGGTCCCTGAACTTCTAGTGTAACCAGACATTTCTTCTGAAGTCTCAGTTAACGTTTCCCATCCACTTGATAATGAGCCTGTAAAAGGTCCTCTTTGTTCAGCCTCATTGTTTACTCTTAATTTAACACAGCTAATATCACCATCAACAAATGGATTTTTATTAGTGTTATTATTTTTACTAATAAAATATTTTAAATCAGGTTGTTTGTCTTTAGGTCTTAATATTGTCGTACTACCCGTCAAAACGTCGTCTTGCACAAAACCTTCTCTATTGTAATTAATTTCAGAGTCACCAATTGACCAAGAACTGAAATTTAATTCTCCTTTAGCTATTTTCTCTCTACCAACTTCAGTTAGCTTTACGCTAGTGAAAGGCTGTGCATTTCTAATTATATAACTCATAACGTTTTTATTATATTGTATTTACTTATAAATATGAATAAGTAAATAAATTATCTTATTTTTTTATAGTTGTAAGGTTATCGGTACCACTTCACTATCAGTTAATAGTGAAATTGTATCGCCATTTAACAACTCATAATTTTTCTCATTAACTACCTTATAAAATACATCAGTTCCACTATAAGAGCTTAAATCAACATTCACCCCATAGGTTGCATTGTTAACAACATAATCAGTGGTTGCTGAGTATATTATGGTGTTAGCTGAAAAGGATTCATCATCAGCTGCATATAAAATGAATCTGCCATTGGTATTTATTGGTTGTGGTGATACGGTCCATAACACATCAAAATTATCTACGTTAACGGTTCCAACAAATGTTCCAAAAGAATTATATGTTATTGTAATAATATCCGATTGCTCTAATTCACCGTTTAAGATAACCTTAGTCGGGTCACTACTTGATTGATTGTAGTCACCTCCATTAGCCAGAGTAATACCGTTTAATGTAATAATTAAGTCGTTAAATTCAACTGGCTCTGTTAGTGTAAATATTTCGTATTTGTTAGTGTCAGTGTTAAAATATACTACCTCTGACCCTTCTTCACCTGTTACGCCAGATACAATAGGGTTATTTATTAATTTAGATTCTGAAACTAGACCATTTGCATTACCCGAACTCACGTAAGCAATTGTTATTATATCATCAATTTTTATTGAGTCTATACCATTAAATACTATTTTATTTGTACCTACTGTTACAAAATCGGCGTCTTCGCCCTCGAATAAGGTAATACCATTTACAGATACGATTGGCCTACCTGACCAGTTAGAAGTTGTGGTTACTTCGTTGGTAGCACCTTCATCACTTACAAATGATTCAACCCTAAGAGCGCCTAATGCTATGTCTGGATTAGGCGTTAATGTGAAAATAGGTCTAGTTGCGGCATTTATAGCTGCAAAGTAATAATCAAAGTCTTCTTCATATAACCCGAATTCATCGCCAACTAATTTAAAAGTGTCATTTCTATCACCTAAAGCTGTTAGTATATCTGTACATGTCCCATAATTATAACTACCCTTTATTAGATACTCTCCATCTATGTTTAACTCAGATACAAGTATTGAGTCTGTAAATGCACTAGTACCACTAAAATCATCCCATTCAATAGGGCCAGAATCAAATACTGGTGGTGAACTAAATGTAGTTGAGTTATTATTGTACTTATAAATCCTATATCTAAAGGTTGTATCAACATCAATAAAACTATCAACATTATCTATAAAAGAGAATGACAAATCTAAAGTATTTTCACTATCAATTACATGAATCTCATCATCTGATGTTGTTACCCCAGTCATTACCTTATCACCGCCCACCATCTCAAATATAGGTTTTTCGAATTCGCAAAAATCTGAACTCATACTAACGTTCACATTATCCTTGTTTCTAAGAATATTATGTGGGTTTCGTATTATATTTTTTTCTTGAAATCTCATTAAAATGATATATTTACATTAGTATAGGTTGAACACGTATTTAAACCGTAATTATTTGGTGATGTTTCACAAAATTCAGTTTCAATAACCGAACTGAAATCCTGTGTAAACGCTTCAAAGTTAGGTGGTAATAAAATATAATCTTCAACACCAGCTTTACCCTCTATTCTTCTAACGAAATGTATTTTTGCTGAGAAATCATTATTACCCCCACCAAAATATGATATTACACCTCCGTTTATTTTTTTTATTAAAATTGGCATCTTATTCTTTTATATTAAATATTAACAATCCTCGTACTTATCACATTCATCGGTTATTGTTTCAGTTATAGAAATTGTTGAACCTGATACTGTATCTTCGTCACCACCTATTGTTGTAACAGTTCCAATAAACTCAGACCCATTATTTGTTTGTATTAACGTTAACCCAGTACAATCGTAGCTGTTATCTTCTACAGCACCAAACGTTGGTTCACCTGTTGAGTTAGGGTTTATGTTAGTTATATCCTCAACATTAACATCGATTGGTAGCTCGTTAACTACTGAACCTCCATAATTATAGCTAACCCCAGATACTGGACTTGGCGCCTTAAATGAAGGTCTGGTATTACATGTAAACGTACTGTACTTCCTATATTTAAACTTATTATTACCACTACTTAATAGAGCATTATCACTATATATTGATGAACCCCATATTGTTGTGGCTGGAACTACTTGCTCAATTAAATCAATCCAATAATCACCTATCAATTTAACAAATTCATCTAGTGAATCACCATCTAATGATTCTGTACTTACACCGCAATGCTCCACTGAGTTATTGTAACGATAGTTTATAAGTTCTAATGTTGGATATCCGCTGATTGTTTTCCTATTCTTAGCATCAATTAACATATTAAATAACTCACTATCATTAGTTATTTCAGTTAACGGCACTGTTATTAGATTACTTATATCAACGCATTGATGTACGTTCTTTAAGTTAGATTCACACTCCGTTGATGCGCTTAATAAACAAGGGTTTTCAGTAATTACAGAAAATATATTATCATTAACTGCTTGAGATGGATTTATCGCAATGTCAACTTCTTTTGTGTTGATAGATAGCCTTTCATTATTAATCCTATAATTTGTTTTACGTTTATCTAAATCAAAGTTTCTATTAATTAATTCATTATTTCTAACCCAAGATTTTTTGTTATCAATAACTCTAGTAATTTCGAAAGTAGGGCAGTCACCATCAACAAATCGTGGTGGTGGTGGTGCTATAGAGTCACATACTTTATCCAACTTAACATTATCAATCAACAGAGAAAAATTTCTAAGTGAATTACCTTCTATAGATATTTTAACCCTTTCATCTCTAATATCATTGATTAGTGATAAGTCATCGATAACTAGATTGAATTTAGCCCACTCTGAGTTTATTGAATTCTCATCTATATTACTACCTAATTCATCTATAAATGTTTGTCTAACGCTGGTGCATTCTCTACTTCCAGCACCTTCCAATAAAATACCAGTTCTTTCATTACCATTAAAGAATTCTGAAACATCATCAGTAGCAAATAAAGTTTTTGATATTACATTTTCCGTAGTATTAGGTATCGGTAGACTATTATTAGTAATAACTTTTTCTATTTTAACAGTCAATTCAATATCTTCTAATAATTCAGATAATGTTAAAGTTCGGTTATCATTAGTATTGTTAGATATTCTAGAACATTCAAACTTTAATAACCAATCAAAATTTAATTCTAATACACACCTTTCCTCTTCACCTTCATCTAATTGAAATATTGCACCTGTATCACTTTCTGGATTTAAAATAACATTGTACGAACCACCATCAATACATGATGGTGACCAATAACATTTTGTGTCGGTTGGGTCAAAGGTCCATCCATTATCAACACAACATTGATAACTTAAATTGGATTCACCGTCTTCTAAGATACCTACGACAGTACCATCTACATTAAACGTCACCTCGTTTAAACCAACACCATTTATATCTGTACAATTATTTACTTCCATTACTATTAAATATCAAAAAGCTTATTTATTGTTAACATGGACCTAACTCTATAAAAGATAAGTCTGGGTTATTTGCCTCTGTTTGCTCCAAGTCTAATTTAGCACATATAATTTTTTCTTCACCAACAAAGGTAAATGTTACTGACCCAAGAGGGTTTCTTGAATTACAGTCAATGAAATCAAACCTTCTTGTGTTACCACCATCAATAGTGTCGATGGCGGTATCGACACCACCGCCAAAGCCTGGGTCTGGTTCTACTTCTTGATTAAAACCACCTCCAGGTCTTGATATTAGCCATTGTACTCTATATTCTGCACAAATTGGGTCCCCACCGCAATCTTCACTTACAGTGAAAGTTGAGGTTGCCCAAGCACTTGTTGCACCATCCGAATTAGTTACGTTAACCTCTAAGTCATATTGACCAACACTTGTTATATTCTCTGTTTTTGGGTCATTCAAATCTATTGAGAAGTTATTCCAAGTATTATTCCCTTGTACCCTATATCTACCATTTGCACTAGTTATTGTAGTGCCATCTGGTGTTGTTGTTGATAATCTTATTGGAATTCTACACATATTATTTATTTTATTACTATTATTATTATTACGGTTGCACTGGGCTCAGATTTAACCTTGGGTCGCCAGAATCAAAGATACTTCCACTTAATTGACAACACGCATCATTTGTTATTGATACTGTTGGAGGTGGTCCTACCTCGCAACATAAATCATTTGTAATGCTAACTGTTGGTACTACTGTCAGTAGTGAATTATAACATATAATTGTTCCATCTGACCTCTCATAAGAACTGAATCCATTAACACTACAACACTCCGCAGTAGGTACAGTAGTTGTTGTTTCTTCAGTAACTGGGTTGATGAATGTAATCGCACCAAAATCTTGTGCAGGTTCTACAACTTCTAAACCTTCACATGGGTTATATTCAACCTCTTCAATACACTTAATTCCATCGTCAGTCATTTCATCAACGAAACCATTATCAGAACAACATTGTGCGCTAGGTACTGTGGTTACAGTACTACCTGTCACAAAATCAAATACTACATAGTCGTCTATTCTATTAGATGTTGGTGTGTAATTATCGCAATCATTCACATCGATTTCGCCTCTCCACCTACAAACAAAATATCTTTCTGGCCCTATCTCAGGTGTAAATCCTAAAGATTCACAGCACTCTGGGTGTGTATTTTTAGAAGCTGAACCATCGTCAAAATAAAACGTAATCAAACCAGTGTCTTGCTCTTTAATAAAATTAGTAAAATCACAAACAACTGGTTTATTAACACCCTCACTCACTACTATTTCTAAACTAGTATTACACCCTTCACTTGGTGGGATATTACTTGTTTCTACGGCAGTTACTCTAGTTTCAATACCAAAACATTCAGATACATCAACACCATTACTATCAATTACATCAATAAACGGAACGCTGGCCATGTCACCAGGTGTTGGTCTAGTGTCTCCATCTGATGACGTTATCTTAAAACGCTCATTAATTAATATTTCACTTGTATTTATTGTACCTGTTATTCTCATTATAACACCCCGTTTTTTAAAAATTTAGATAATCTAGTTGGCCCATCTATACATTCACCACCATCAATTTCTAGAACCTCAAAGAAAATTGAGAATCTTATTCCATCATAAGAACTAGCAAATAACACCTCATCGATGAAATCAAATTCGTTATCAGAAGGTGTTATATTAACCTCAACTATAGCTTCTGTTCTCCTCTCACTTAAGAATACTCTACTATCAGAAGTAGCTACTCTAAGGATTCCGAAATCACTTCCTGTTACTATATCACTTATACTATATTTTATCGTAGCAGTTCTAGCACCAGTAACCCCATCTATATAAAAAGAACCTGGTGTATCTGATGTTGAAGTTCTACCTAAAACAACACATTCTTCCACTCCTAAACCTTCACACAGTAATAGCCTTCTTTTACCGTTACTATCAGTTCTTAGAAAGTTATTAGTGTTGTTTATGGAAGGACCCATGTATAAGTCACGGTTATCGTTGCTACTATCAGGTGAAACATAGATATTAACACCAAATTCATCAATGTAAACAGTATCACCTAATGCTGGTCTAGGTCCGTCACCGTCATGATATAAAGTGTCTGGTGATAGTGGTGATGATAGTGTTTCACATGCATCAATAGGGTTGTCTATATTTGATACATTGAATGCTGTTAAGGTGGATTCTGGTGGAATTACACTCTCGTTTTCACAATCATAATCAGTAGAAACATATAAGACTATTTTAAAGAAATCATCTAATAGTTCACTATCACAACCGTCAGGTGCTAAAATCCTTATCTCATCATTATTTGTTTCAAATGTTACCCCACTTAGCTCAGTTTGACCACTTAATTCGTATATCTTATTTGCATACTGAGTATTTGTTATCACATTATCATCTGTAGTTGTATCTATAACACTCTCAAAGAAAGTTTCACCCCTTAGTTGAGCCTCTAAAGTCCAAGTATTTGTTGTACCAGTACACCCAGCTTCTGATACTGGGAAGTTGTTTAAATATTTATTTTGATTTGTTTCTAATATAGTATTAAAGTTTTGATTTAGTGGAACTACCACAAATACATTTTCATCACAACATTCGTCAAAAGTACCTTTTTTATAATTAGTAAATAATTCGACATCTTCCACCTCAATTGGGTCTTCCTCATTACCAGCTTCAAAATTAGGTACTAAACATTCAGTGAATTGATTTATGTATTCTTGACCCCTATCGTAAGGTCCAATGTGTGGGTTATTACCTTCTAATATATCAATATCTGGGTTTGCGCCACCAGTTTGTCTATACCATAGTCCAGCTTTTTGGAAATACATTTCTGGTGTATTAGGTAATACTCTTGGGTAACCGTCAGAATCTAAATTTAAACCACTAATATCCCTAGTATTATTGAAGAATTCCATGATTTCCTCAACCGTTTCGACATTTACTTTGTCTTCAGCAACGTACAAATATTCATTAAATGTAATTAACCCTTTTGGTACTCCAATAAATCTAAATAAAAATTCAATTGCTTTTCTAGTACCTTTTGATTTCCATAACCAAGGTGTATTCATGATTATTCTTCTCCAAAGCTCAACTTCAACTTCAGCATCACTTAATCCTCTAGAATAACCATCGTAATAATTGTTATTTAATGATAAAAAAT